TAATAAGCCTCCAGAATTCCTTTGGGTTCTCCGAAAGAAGCTTTCAAAAGCTTCAAGCCCTTAGTTCATTTAACACCTTACAACTAGTCAAGTCAGCTCTATGTCCTCAACAAAGCAGCGGTTTCGCTCTAGAACTTTTAGCTACACACGCGTTGGTCACACTTATAGTGACCCTCCTTCGTCTGCCGTTTACGAGCAGATCCAGGAAGTACGCGTAGCTAAAAACCGATCAAATGTGCGCCATTGCAAGACTATTAGTACCCATACTGGCGACACAGGGCCGTTTATCAACGGTTACCGACGTTTCCAAACTGAGTATTTTTATCCTGCTAACCTGGTTGAGCCGTTGTTATTCGGCACACCTGGTTTTATGGCACAACTTAACTCGGCCTTTAGTTCTATGGCATCACCTCCCGACTCCTACCAAGATACCTTCGAGATCATTCCGTTTATAGCGGATCTTGACTCGACGATATCCTCTTGGGTTAATCGCTTTCTCCTGGGTAAACCAAGAGATTTCAAGCAGTTGGCCAAGAATACTGGTAGCGCCTATTCTTATGGCGCCTGGGAATGGGACATTTTGCCGTTTATTGCTGATCTGAAGAACCTTTTCACAAGCTTAAGAGACATAATGTCGTCTGGCGCTGGATATGCTCAATGCATGCCCATTAATAGGAAGAGAGTCATCTCTTTCTACCAGCCGCACGATACTGCCCCGTCTAATACGTACGGGGATTACTATCTTTCGCAAGTTATAGGTTACGCGACTTACCGCGGGGCGTTTTATTACACACCCCCTGATATGTCTGACCTTTTTCAAAAAGCATTTTTCTTGCTCGATGAAATTGGTTTCCATCCAGATCTTAAAACCGCTTGGGACATAGTTCCACTGTCTTTCGTTGTCGACTACTTCTTACCATTAGGTGATATTTTGGAGTCCATCCACCCGCGAGGGTGGAGGGGCAATCGGTTTCGATGGGACGGCTTTACCACGTACAAATTAGACGTGACTACTGCTTTCTCATATCGGCCGAGCGGATCCCAGTTGTCAGTGTATGCACCAACAACGTGTAGATACTACTCTAGGACATGGAATTCAGACTTCCTTCCCCCAACAAAACCTGTGGTTTGGTCGGCTCCATCACTTAGACAGTTGTTCAATACGAACTACTTGCTGTCGTCGCTTTGGCGCTCCAAGTAAGGTCATGTTCATCACATTCCCCAACTATCAGCATGCCTTTCGCACCTATCACCGTAAACACTAAGACTTTTAACTCTGCCGGAGACGGGAGATACTCCTTATCAACGGTTACTTTTGGTAACCCTGGTAATTTCTTTACCATTAAAGGAGCCTCCATCAATCGTGACAAGATGAACTATACTGCTGCGATCAGCCGCGTCTTAGAAAAAGACGTTACTGTGAACAGCATTGTTAGCAGAATGTCTGCTAGCGTTCAGCTCATCATAACGGTCCCGAAACAAGGTTTCACATCAACAGATATTGATTCCTTAGTCTCGGATATCGACTCGTTCGTCACCTCTGGCGTTATCGACCGCATTCTTGCGGGCGAGTCTTAGTGATAGGACAGTAGCTACTCTTTGCAGCCGCACTCCGCCTTATTTAAGCGGGGTACTGCAGCGATGAGTAAACTATTAACAGTGGAGTTGGACAAGCTTGTTCGCAAGCTTGCAGCTGACTTACACATCGATTCTTATACCGTCAACTATATGCTTCAGCGCTTTCGCGCCGAAGGCATTAAGTTCCTGACGGTAACCTTGCCAAAGTTAGCAAAGGCAGTCTTAAAGGGTATCGAAGCTGGCCATTGGGGCCACCGAGACCGCAGCCTAGATAATAGGCCGACTGACTTTGCTTGGAAAGGTCGCTCTCTGAGGTTTTTCCCCAGTTTGCTAAATAAGATCTTCTGTCGTAAGACAGGGGTACTCCTCAAGAATCCTAGTCCCAGCGCGTTATACGCGCTGAGGCAGATGTGTGATTATCTCTACAAGCTAGCGCTTGCTTTTGATGAACGCACATTAGAACGGTATGAGGAGAAATTTAGTGCAACTCAAAAAGACCTGTCGGCCTTCCAATTCGATCCTGCGTGGCTCGAACGCCTACGCAAGAATGCTGAGACTTACTATCCTGTGCTTTTTAAAGCTCATGTGGATGATATTCTTCGTTTTGGCCCGCGGTTTGGTCCTGGAAGTGTCGCTTTCGGCGACATCAGAACCAATCTTCCGTATTACTTATGGAAGTCGCAGTCTGATCGGAGAATAGGTACTTGCTTATCTGCTTTCGCACCCTATTGGGGTTATTTTAAACCCTATAAAGGCGTACGGTCTAGGCATTATAAGCCCAGATTTGTAAATCCGAAAGTTCTACGCTCTGAGGTTCTCTTTGTCCCTAAGGACTCTAGAGGCCCACGCGTAATAAGCAAGGAACCACCACATGCCATTAAGGCTCAGATGGCCTTTTTTGGCTGGATGTCCAGCTCCCTGGAAGGAATTGCGAACTTCCCGGGTCGAATCAACTTTGTTGATCAGACGGTTAACCAAGAGCTTGCTAGAGAATCATCTCTTACACGCAAAATGGTAACTGCTGATATGCGGGACGCAAGCGACAGGGTCATGTTTGACCTTGTAAAACACATAGCCAGGAATGCTCCTGGTATACGCTATATGTTGCGCGCTTGCCGGTCGAGTGAAACACTTCTGCCCTCTGGAAAAACCATTCGACTTCACTCCCTTGCGGGAATGGGGTCCGGCTTTACTTTCCCTATATTAGCCTTCGTGATCCACCTTTCTGTATGTACACGTATCTCATTAGAGCACGGGCTACCTTTTCTGAAGGTGGCGCGTGACGTGTATGTATACGGAGACGATTTGATCGTTCCAACTGGGTGGGCCACGTCTGCTTACAGGGGTTTAGAGCTGTCTGGATTGCTGGTGAACCGCGATAAATCGTACGTTCACTCGCATTTTAGGGAATCGTGCGGGGCTGACTACTTTTATGGTGTCAGTGTCGCGCCAGTACGCCTTAGACTGGGCAATAGTGCCCCATATGTCGACGGCACCCAACTAAAATTCGAAAACCGCAGCAATGCGATCGTCTCTTTAGTTGCACATACGCATGAACTACGAAACGCTGGATTAAACTCTAGCGCCGAGTACTTAGAGAGTGTGTTGGAAAAACACATTCCTATGCCGTATGTACGGGAGGGCTCTGGGGTTCTGGGGCGTCTTACATCATCTGATGTTGACGTTTACAATAACCCTGGTATCGACCGTGGTGGGGTGAAGTTCATGCGTGCTTGCACGTATGTCGCCTCCACCAAGTCCTTTGACGAGGCTTGTCCCCTGAAGTTCCTTTCGGCTTCTTTGCGGAGCTTGGAGAGCAGCGATGCTCTCCCGCCGCTTGGACGCTATTGGAGACTTCTCGATCCCTATCACCTTGCTTTCGCAAGGGCTAGCCAGAGGATGGTTAGCGGGCAGGTGTTTGGTGAAATCCCGATTCCCAGACGTATACGCCTGAAACTCGGTGAAGTAGAAGTGATCCGCGCTACGTCAGCGCGGCTCTTGCCCTGATCTCAGGGCGCCTTCTATCTTCTGGAGCATCGCAAGGAGGGCAGATGCCTAGCATTAGGTATTTGTGTTTTAACACCCTAGCAGGAGCTTGCCTCCTTGCC